CCCAGAGGCCCGCTCGGCGCTGGCATCGGGGAACACGGCCTCTGTGGTGAGTAGGTCGAAATCGCCCCCTTCGCTGACAAACCCCAGCCGCACGCGCCCGGCATCTTCGGACCTTGGGGCGCGGATGCGGGTCAGGCTACCCCCCTCTGCGCGGACCAAATCATCGGTGCCCAGATGCGCCACGGGGCGACCAGTGCGCATGGCAAACCGCAAGACCCCGTCGCGTTCCAAGGCATCTATGCCATGGGCCAGCATCAAGGCTTGCAACATGGCGCGCGGGCTGTCGGTGGACGGCACGGCCATGCCCCGCACCACGCCCTGCACGCGGCTGACATCCACCTGCCCCAGACCGGCCCGCGCGCAGATTTCGGCGATCACGGCATCCAGCGGTTGCGCGGTCGAGCGCCCGGTCACCCAATGCCCGCGCTGCCAATTGTCGCCATCGGCCCAAAGCGCCGTATTGGCCGGGAACCACGGATATGGCCGCACATCCCACGCCCATAGATGCGCGCGCGACATGTCCACCATCGGGCCAAGGTAGAATTCGGATACCGGGTTATTGGCCGGGTCGGCCCAGTAGCGGTTCACCGCCCGGACATATTGCATCTGGACAATGTCATCGCGCCACCCGCGCGAAAAATAGGGCGCGCGGCTTTCGCTGGATTTCGGGTCCAAAAACACGTTGGGCTGGTTTGTGCCCCGGTCGATGGCCGCGCAGCCATATTCGGTAAACCAGAAGGGTTTCGAGCGCGGCTCCCACGCGGTCTTGGCCAAGCGCTGCCCGCCGACGCGGTCGTGATGGTCATTCTCCCACCAGTTGCGCAGGTCCTTGTAGCGCCAGATCCAGTCTTCGCGCCAAGCGCTGTCATCGCGGATGGGCGTGCGGCGCTGCTGCGCGCGGTCCAGGTCACTTGCATAGAACCAATCATACCCTTCACCGCCTGCAACATTGGCGGTCAGGTAATCCAGGTCATACAGGCTGCCCCAGGCTGCATCGGCATGGTCGGTGCCATCGCGCCAATCCGACAGCGGCATGTAATTGTCGATGCCGATCACATCTATATTCGGATCGGCCCAAAGCGGGTCCAGATGAAAGAAGCGGTCGCCTTCGGCCGTGATATAACCGAAATATTCCGACCAATCAGCGGCATAGGTGATCGTGGTATCTGGCCCCAGCATGGCGCGCACCTCTGCGGCCAAGGCGCGCAAGGCCGCGACCGCGGGAAAGCTGTTGCCCGGCCCGCGAATCTGGGTCAGCCCGCGCATTTCCGACCCGATGCAAAACGCATCCACCCCGCCTGCCGCCGCACAAAGCGCCGCCTGGTGCAGGATGAAGCGGCGGTAGCGCCAATCCTGCGGGCCGGAATAGGTGACTGTGCCTGCGCCGATGGCAAAGTCCGCCGCACTGGCCGTGCCAAAGAACGCGGCCACTTCTTGCTCTGCTGTTGCGGTTGTGTCGGTGCTGCCTGCCTGCCCCGGCGCTTTTGTGGTGGTGATCCGCCCGCGCCACGGCAGGACAGGCTGGTCAGCCGCATCGGAATAAGGATCGGGCAAGCCATTGCCCGCCACCATGTCCATCAGGATGAACGGGTAATAGACCACCTTTTGCCCGCGCGCTTGCAGGGCCGCAATCGCCTCTATCACGGCCGTATCTGCCGGGGTGCCGCCGTAAACGGGCACGCCGTCCTGCAACGGCACTTGCGGCGTATCGGCTGCCGAACGGCCCGCCACCGACCACGGGTAATCCGGGGCCACGCGGCCCGGAAACTCTACCTTGGGTTCGATGCGGCAGTCATTGGCCCGCAGGTCGGACCCGAACCAAGACACGACCATGACAACCGACCCGCACCTGGGCAGTTCGCGCACCAAGGCATCAAGCCCGGACAGGATGTCGGTTTGTCCCGTGGCCGAATTCAGGTTCATCGGCTGGTCAACCGCATTCACCACGCCCGCGACCACAGGTTCCAACACACCCGCAGCCGGGTCAGACTCGCGCGTATAGACAGGTTGCGCTGCATAGGTGAAATCGCCAGTCCCCGGCATCAGCGCAACGGCCTGCACCAGGCCACTTAGCCCGTCTTGGTCCGCGACGCCGCGCATCACCTCGAACGACAATTGCGGCACACGATTGCCGAAGGCGCCAAGGTCCAGATCCTCTATCACGACATAGGCAATGCCCCTGTAGGCAGGCGCATTGCCCGCCCCTTCGACCGCTTCGATCAGGGGGTCGGGCAACTGGTCCTCTGCCCCGTCATACAGGCGCAGGTTCAGGTCGGCCGGCGCTATTTCCTGCCCATCGGCCCAAACCCGGCCAATGCCCAGGATCGGCCCTTCGCACAGCGCCACGGCGACCGAAATCGAATAGCTGAATTCGCGCACCGTCGGCTTTTTCACGATCTTGCCGCCACCGCCCGTGGTGGTGATCGTTTCGGCAAAGGCGGTCGACCAGATGACCTGCCCCCCCAACCGCACGCGGCCCCAGACCACCGGGACAGGCGCCCCTTCCAGCGCGCCGGTCACGCGCAGGCGTTCGATGCGGCCTTGGTCCACCACCTGGCTGCCACCGCCCATCAGGCGCTGGTCGATCAGGCGGCCCAGCGTTGCGCCCACGGCGCGGCCAATGACCATGCCCGACAGGCCCAGCACCGCGCCGCCAAAGTTCGCGCCAGCCGCCGCACCAATCGCAGAAAGGACAAGAGTAGCCATGGTTCACCTATTCGTTGTCTGGAAGGGGCGGATACGCGAAACGCGCCACCACCCGGCGCGCCCAAGGGGCCGACAGCGGCGCGCGCACCACCCCTTTGCGGGGGCAGGCATGGATGAAGAACAGCCCGTTACCGCATTGAATACCCAAGTGTTTCGCGCGGGCCCTTGGGGCCAGCCGAAACAACAGGACCTGTCCATCCGCAGGCACATGCACTGCCACCAGATGGCGGGAAAGCGCGTCATGCAGCGGCTCTCCCGCGCGCGCTTCGGCCCAGGACGGGCTGTAGGGCGGTGGCATTTCGGCTTCGGCCCCATGGCGCGCGCGCCAGATGCCCCGGATCAGGCCCAGGCAATCGGCCCCCGCGCCGCACAGGCTGGCCCGGTGGCGATAGGGCGTGCCCAGCCACGCTTCGGCCAGTGCGACAGGGTCGGTCACCGCGCGCGCCATGTGCCACCCGCATTGGGCTGGCCAGCCTTGGGATACGCGCTCAGCCAATCTTCACCAGGAATATGCGGAAAGCCACGGAAGTTCAGGAAATTGCCGAACTTGTTGCGGCAGGTGCTGGCTTGCTTGTCGCACCCGGCCTCTAGCAAAAACCGATCCCCCGGCAAAAGCGGGGCGCGCAGCTTTTCCCATGGTGTGATGAAGCGGGTTGTCGCATCGCTCCGGTCCAGCCGGATCAGGCCAACCAGCCCTTGGGCCGCGCCGCTTTGCACCGTCATGCGGCCATGGGTAAACCAGCCCTGCGCAAAGCTGCCCGTATCCGGAAACACCAAGGCATCCTCTTGGATGTCGGCCAAGGGCAGTTCGACGGAATAACCGGGTGCGGCCGTGTCGAACCGGCAAGCCCCATCGCCCAGCACCGCCGAACACGCGGCGTGATAGACCCGCCCGCCTTGTTGGCCCAAAGCGTCCGACAGCCCCCGCAATTCGGCGCGAAACGCATCGCCCGTGCGCGTGATCTCGCCCAAGGTTCCGCGAAACAGGACCTGCCTTTGGGACACATCCTGCCAGTTCACCTGCCAGATGGTCAGCGCGGCCCCGTCATAGCGCCCGGCCATGATGTCAGCCTCGCTCAGGCCCGCATCGCGCAGCGCGCCCACCGCTTCGGAATTGTCCACCGCAAGGCCGGTCACCTGTTCCAGCGCGCGCGCGGTCAGCCCGGCCTCTGCCCCGAAGGTCACCCCTTCGAAGACCAGATCGCGGTCATGGTCGGTGAACCCAAGAACCACACCATCCGCCCGGGTCAGGGCCCAGGCGCGCGCAATCGTGGTGGTGCCGGTCGCCAGATGCTTGACCAAGGTCATAGCCGCACCTCTACCACCGGGACAGAAGGCAAACTGCCCGCCTTGAAGCTGGCGACCGACACTTGCACCAGATCGGTATCGAACCGCACCGGCACGTCGAATTCAAACCCTGCACGCACCTCTGCGCCCACATCCGGCGGGCGGGTAAAGCTGACACTGCCGGTTGTCGGATCGACAGTGTAATCATCGCCCAAGGTCAGGGCGGTTTGGCCCACACCGGCCAACACGCTGCCCGCCACCGGCTTTGCAATGGTCCGCAACACGGTTTGCGCGCCAGATGCATAGGCCTTGCGCAGTTGGAAATCGCGCGTCACCCCGTCGCCGGTGCCGATAAGCTGGTCAAAGGCCGTGACCGCCGCAGAGGCACGGGCCGAACGGTAATCCCCCCAATCCTTCCAGCGAAAGGCATGCAGGCGGCCTTGGCGGGCCTCGAAAAACGCGATCATGGCTTCCAGATCATCCAGCGCGCGTAGCCCGGTGCCCGCGTCATAGCGGCGTCGGGACTGCGCCCAAGGGGTGTTGCGCTCTTCATGCCCATTGGCCAGTTCGACAATTTCAGTGCGCCGTTCAGGGCCACCAAGTGCGCCGAAGCTCAGATTGGCCGGAAAGCGTATTTCGTGAAAAGCCATAGCCTTGTGCCCCTTGCTTCAGGTGTTTCGTTGGCCGCTGGACAACAACCGCCCCATCTGCGCGGCGATCTGCGATTGCGAGCGTTGGAACCCCGCGACATCGGGCGTCGATATGTTGAAGGTCACGTTCATCGGGCTGCCACCCCCGCCACCTGCGCGCACGCCCAAGCGCCCATCGGCCCCGCGCTGCAGCGGCAAAACAGCCTCTGGCCCCGCTTCACCCATCAGGCCTGTCGTGCCGCCCCGCATGGGAAATGCCGTCGCCTGAGAGATGATGCCCCCTTGGGCAAATGGCAGGATGGACGACATCGCGCCCGTCACGCCTTGGGCCAGAAACCCGCCGAACGCGTTCTGCACCGGGCGCATGGCGGCGTTATAGACACTGTCGATCATGGTTTGCGCCACACCGCGCAGCGCATCTTGCAAGCGCATCCCGTCCAGCACGACCCCGTCGAACGCACGCCGCAAGCCACCGGCAAAATTGCGCGACAAGCCGTCCACTTCGCGGCCCGTAAAGGTCATGGTGCGGCCCAGATTGCCCAATTCGCTGTCGAATTCGGCCACCAATGCGCTGGATTGGCCAAGCCGTTGTTCAAGCGCGGCAATCTGTTCGGAAAACTCAGACGGGTTTGTCATGGCCATCTCCTTTCGGCGTGTCGGGGTAGCGCGCGGCCAGGTCGTTCAGCCGGTCGCGCGTCAAGGGGCCTGCGCTGGCATCCAGCCCTGCCATCAGCATCAATTCCGCCGGGGTCAGCGCCCAGAAATCGCGCGGGTGCAGGCGCAATTGGCGCAGGCCCAGCCGCATCAGCGCGGGCCAATCCAGCGCAGGCGCGGTCATGGCGCGGCAAAGGCGCGGGCAAGGCACAGGGCCGCGGCACGCGCGGCAGCAGGCATGCCCCCGGCAATCTCGGCGGTCATCAGGTCAGCCGCCTGCCCTTGCCAGCCGCCGCCGCGCAGACCCGCGACAATAATCGCCAGCACATCGCGGCTGGCGATCTGGCCTGCTTCCAGCCGCGTCACCAGGTCCAGCACGGTTTCGCCGTGCAACCCTGCTTCCAGCTCTGCCAGCGCGCCCAGGGTCAGGCGCAGCACATGCGGCTGGCCATCCAGCACCAGATCCACCTCTGCCGCGAACGGGTTGGCCATCAGGCACCCCCATCCATGACAAAGACAAGCTGCCCGGCGCTGGCCAAGGACAGCTCGAACGTGGCCTCGCCATTATGGCTGCCCGCGTAATCCAGCCCGGTAATCTGGAATGGCCCTTCGATAATGCCGAAATCGGGGATGATGACCTGAAATTCCGGTGTTTCCCCGTTGAAGAAGATGGCGCGCGCACGTTCATCCGTGCCGGCATCGCGAAACACCCCCGCGCCAGAGATCGCGGCGGATTTCACACCCGCCCCGCCCAGCAATTCGCGCCAACCCCCGGCGCTGGAAAGTGACGTTACATCAACCGTTTCCGCGTTGAAGCTGATGCGCGTGGCACGCAGGCCCGCCACGGTTTCGAACTGGCCATCGCCGGTCATGTCCACCTTGACCAGCAGGTCTTTTCCGTTTTGTGCGCCCATCGGGGCCTCCATGTTTCGGGGTTACTCGTCCTCGACCCGCGCGCGAAAGCGCAGGTCGATGCGGCGGGTCTGGTCGCCTTCAAGCTTGCGGGCCTCTGCACGGTCGAACCACATGGCCACCAACCGGCCACGCGGCAGGCCAAGGACCGGCGCATCCAGCAATTCTGCAATGCGCGCGGCAATGTGCTTGGCCGGCAGAAAACCAGTGGCGTTCGTCACCACGTTGATGGTCAACAGGTGTTCAGCGCCATGGGCGGTCTTGTCGGACCGGTCGGTCACCTGTTCTGTGCCGATCAGCACATAGGTCGCGGGGGGCGTGGCCGGTGGGATGGCATCGAACAGCGCATCGCCCACAAGGTCGGCCAGCGCGGTATCTGCGGCCAAGTGCTGGTAAATCGCGGTCTGCAAGGCCGGGGCAAGCTGGTAGCTCATGCGGGAACCTCCTCTTGCGCGGTGCACAGCAGGTAGCGCCCTTGCGGGTCTGCTTCGGCCACGGTCAGAATGCGGAATATGCGCGCCCCTTCGCGAAAGCGCTGGTCCGGGCGCGGGCGGCGGTCGCTGCCGAAGGGCGCGGCGCGCACGGTTATGCGCAGCGCCAGCGTTCCCGACGGGCCCAGCGCGCCGCGCCGTTCCTGCCCGCTGCGCGCGTCGATCCGCGCCCAATGCGTGCCAAGCGCTTGCCAGGTGGTGCTGTAGCCGCCAGCGCCATCAGGCGTGGTGACCGGGGTTTCCAGCACCAGCGCACGGCCAAGGTTCGGCGCGCTCATGCCCCACCGCCCAGGCGCAGGTCGCGCCAGCGTTCCAGCAATGTGCGGACCCCGAACGCCATATCGTTCGACGGGCCACCATCGCGCGATTCGTAGGATTGCGCGGCAAGCAGGAACACCGCTTGGCGCAGATCGGCCGGAATGTCGGACCAATCCGGGCCAAAGCCTGCGGTCAGCGCAATCACCGCGCGGCCACCGTTTGGAATGGGCGGCAATATGCTGCCGGTCGGCACAAGGCGCGGGCGCGGACCATCCGCTTGCAGCGCGTAGCGCGCAGGGTCGATCGTCGTGGTCGCGCCGCCATGCGACACGATGGTCAATCCCCCGATCGCGCTGACCGGCGCGACGGGCAGGACGTGTCCACATTCGAACCGCCAGCGGGTCAGCGACAGCGTGAAATCGCGCGCGATCAAGGCGCGGCCTGTCCGCCCTTCGACGGTTGCGATGGCGCTGCGCAGATACTGCTCCAGCAAGGTGTCCTGCGTGGTGGCATCGGCAAACCCCGACGACAGGCGCAAATGGTCGCGAAACGCGGCCAAGGGCAAGCTTGCACCGGGGATCGGGCTGGTCTGGGACAGGTCCATGGGGGCCTCTTGCGGAAAATGGGACAAGTTGGGTGCCCCCGCGCGCGGGGGATCGGCCTTGGGGGCACCCGCCCCGCCACACGGGCGGGGAACGCGTTCGGCCTTAGTTCAGGCCGAATTTCAGCAGCTTGATCGCCTTGAAGTCCGACACGTCGCCGCCCACACGCTTGGTGGCGTAGAACAGCACATGGGGCTTGGCGCTGAACGGGTCGCGCAGCACGCGCATGTCGGGGCGTTCGGCAATGGTATAGCCCGCGTTGAAATCACCAAAGGCAATGGCGTAGCTGTCGGATGCAATGTCGGGCATGTCCTCTGCCACCAGCACCGGGTAGCCCATCAGCCGCGCCGGTTCGCCAGAGGCAAGGCCATCCGACCACAGGAACCGCCCATCGGCATCCTTCATCTTGCGCACCGCGCCTGCGGTTTTCGAATTCATCACGAAAACGGCGTTCGCGCGGTAGCTGGCCCCCAGCGCATAGACCAGGTCGACAATGGCATCTGCCGCGTTCGACGTGGCAAAATCCCCATCCGCCCCGGTGGCGATATAGCCCAGGTTGTTCCATTCCCAGATCGCATCATCGACCTTGGCATGGGTCAGGAACCCGCGCGGCTTGTCCACCCCGTCGCCATTGATGAAGGCAGCGGCCTCTGCCCGGGCGAATTTGCCGGCAATCCGGTCCGCCAGCCACCCTTCGACATCGAACGCACTGTCATCCAGCAAGCGCTGGCTGGCCTTGGGCATGGCCGACAATTCGTGCAGGCGGATCGGAATGCGGTCAATCGCGGGCGTGTTCGATTCCGCGACGCTGCCGCTTTCCGTGGCCCAGCCAGAGGACACGTCGGAATGGTCGACCAGCACGTCGAAGGACGTGGCCTCTACCATCACCACCGACGCGATGGCCCGGATCGACGCGGCATTGTGCAACACCCCGCGAATGGTCGCGGATGTGGCCGGGTCCACCAGGTAGCCCCCTTCGGCGGCTATGCTGGTGTTCAGGCCTTTGGTTTCCAGGTCCAGCCCACGCAACTCGGCCTCGTTGCCGGACCGCAGATAGGCGTCGAACGCCTTGTGGTGAAGGGTGGCCCCCGCATCGGTGCGGTCCAGCATGGTCAATCGCTCTTCGGTTTGTGAAAGTTTTCGGGTGATCGCGGTCTGAAAGGCGTCGAATTCCTC